CCCGTAAAAACCGAGGCTATGAAAGTCGGGTCGATCTTTTGTTGTGGTACTCCTGGGATGGCAACGTAATTTAATGTGAGTATTCCGCCACTCCAAACCAACACGCCAAGGCGAACAAATGTACTAATGATAGCAGCTTGCTCATCCTCATCGGGAAGGATCTTTTCTTTTAACTTTTGTAGAGGACCTTTCTTCTCTTCCTCTAGAACTTCTTCCTTTACTTCTTTTGCCATTTATACCTATGAAGCTATTACTATATAGCTCACTCAGTAGGTTGCTTTTTCTTACCTATATTATACTTTGATTCTAACTTCCATTCACCCTTATCTTTATAAGCTATAACTTTGATTTGATTAAGTGGTGCTAGTTCACCGAGTTCAGACTCAGTTACAATATCCACTAGACCCCAATCAGATAAGAGTTTAGTAATTCTGTTGCGTCGTTCAATATCATTCGATGTTAGGTTAGCGTGTTTACCATCTAACGCAAACAACTCTTTGAAATGCACGATGTAATACTTGCCTTTCTTATGCAGTATGTGACAGGACTGGAACAACTTCTTTTCTTTACGAGAAGCTACACCTATCCTAGTAAGCGTCTCTCTGACCTTTAAGAAATCGTCTGGTTGCCTTAAGGAAACCTCGACCATCATATCCACAGACCAAGACACGTCTTGCTCTTCACTCATCTCACTCCTCCAGTATTCAGTTTTGATTTGATCAATTCGATCTGATCTTTAGTCAGAATTCGTAATGCATCCCGAGCTTTGTCATTGTTATAACCAAAGTATTGCTTAATAAGATCAAGGTTCTCTGCCTTATCCTTTTTAAGCCAGGGACTGTAACGACGCTTCTTTCTGAGACTATTTAGATAAAATGAATATTGCATATCCCTGTCAAGATGATGCATCTGATTAATTTCATTTGCATACAAAACTGAATCTATATGACCCGACAAACATTTATTAATAATATAAGATGGATACTTCTGCATCCAGTCAGGACCACGATCCCGAAGATCCTCCTTAGTCCAGTTAACACTGTTGAGGTAATCAGATAGTTTGTAGTTGCTCATTAAAAAGATCTTCTAAAATGGATTTAACACTATAGTTTGTTATTAGCAATTCCTTACGTTTGGACTGATCTACGTTATAAGATCCTGTTGATCTCATAGTATAAGTCAGATCCCACTCTCTCATATTATACTCTTTAAACAACTCTTTAATAGTATCGTTAGAATTATATGTGATCATCCACTTCTTACCAGACGTAGAGCAATCTAATGCAAAGGTATCGTGTGTGAAGTTCCTATGCATCGTACCACCCTTCTCTCCATAAAGGAAGGACTTAATATCATATGGTGGATCCATAAAGACAAAAGCATCCTCAGTGTCCTTAAGTAGATCAGTGTAATCTAAGTTTGTTATCTTCCAGTTCTGAATGATCTTAGAATATGTTGGTAACTTATAGATACCTTGCTTAGAAAAGTTTGAATCAGATGCTTGTGGTGAGAATGATGAGTTCTCTCCTAGTCCTGAGAAGGAACACTTGTTAAGAACATAGAAGTATGCTGCCTGTTCTCTCTCATTAACTGAGGAGATAGTTTCCTTACATCTATTGAATAGATCTCTTGCTTTATCAGGTGTGCTGTGTTTCTGTTTAAGACGTAAGAGATCCTCAGTTAATAAATTAGATCCTTTCTGTACTTGGAACCAGAAGTTATACAAATAATAATACTTGTCATTAACCCACACAGGTACGTGAGGATTCTGTTTTGTAAATTCTAAAGCAACAGATCCACCACCTAAGAATGGTTCACGATACTGTTTGATGTTGAGTGGGAACTGACGAATAAGATACTTCGCTGCCCTAGACTTACCACCAGGATATCTAAGTGGTGTCTTATATGATTTTAGTTGTGTCAAAATAAATCCCTCATAGTTTCAGGTTCAACTGGATGAGTCTGATATACAAGACTGTATCTCATAGGAGCATCCCTTAAAGGTGGACGTGCACCGTGCCATAGCTCACTAGTAAATTTTACCATCCTTCCGAACTTTGGCACAATACTCTTAACAATCTCTCCATCTTCTAGGAAGATTGTTTCTCCTCCCATACCTGCGTGCCAGTCAGGATTACAATAGATCATATACGTGATGCCCTGTGAACTATGTGAATCCGTGTGTGGTTTAGGACAGTCCATATATGTGAATGCATTGTATAAGCATCTACGTACTTTAGGATTACCAATTAATTTTAACCACTTCTCTGCAATAGGTTCAAACTCACGATACTCCAAATCAAATACTCTACCAAGACTAGGTACCTTATTACCAAAGGCATCACCTAATTTTTCCCATTGAGTATATGCTTCGAAGTACTGATACAGTTCCCATACATCAGTGAACTCAAATAGATCGTCAGTATACTCAATCATAATGCCATCTGTGGTCCGTGTCCATAACCAATGTCTTCTTCACCGTGTCCTCTTCTTCTTAACTCATCATCTTGTACCAACTTACAGTTAATCATATTCTGTCCATATGGTCCTTGATTAATAGGACCAGTTGGAAATGCATTGAATGAAATATTTGCACGTGGGAAGTCAGCAAAATGTGGTGCTGTAAAATGTACTAACCAACTTGGAAATATTACTAGGGTACCTGGTTTATATACAGGTGCTTCTACAGCGTTCTCATATACTGCTGAGATTATTTCTAACTGATTATATGATCTTGCGTGCACAGGGTCTTGGAAGAGCGTAGGATACCCATCTGTGAGGCAGTAGGTGCCACTGTAGTATGACATAGGATGTCTGTGTGGTTGATGGCATCCACCACTGTTAGGGAGCGATACAACCCCCCAAGCAAGACTGATCTCAAACTTACCCCACATTTCAAACTGTTGATCTTTCTTAACTTCATCTAAACATTGATCAATCCATTTAAAAGTATTTTTAAATTGTGGTAAGCAATGTAAATTGCCTTGTGTAGTCTGTACAAGATTAGGTAAATTAAAAGCTCCTCTCTCAATCGGATCTAAAGCGTCAAGAGTTTCTTCTACTAACTCAGGACTACTCTCAAATGTAAAGAGTTCTACAGGAAAGATGGGATGCTTTCTCATTTCTTCCAAACACACATTGAATCGTATACACTCATATGTTGAGTGATATTATTTTGTTCTCTAAATTCTGCTACTGCTCTCTGAATAAGATGTGATTTATAATCGTGACCACATAACAATCCACCATATTTAATCTTAGGATACCAATCATTTAATTCTTTAAGTGCTTGTTCATATGTCATCCAAGCATCCATAAAAATAAAATCAAAATGTTCATCAGGAAATGTGATAGCTAAATCCTCTATGTTACCTTTGATAATTGTTGATCTATCTTCTTCACCAGAGAATCTAATATGATGATGTGCCATAAATTCAAAGATCTCCATCTCTGCAAAATCAGTAGAGTTGGAAGGACCAGGTTCATTATCTTCTCTTAAGTAATCTGTATAAGGTTCCCAGTTATCAATACCAGTAAGGTGTTTAATATTAGGACAAGCTTGTAACAAAGTACAAAAACTTTGTGCACGATCTACCCCTAGTTCGAGACCAATAAGATTATCACCGTGCATACCAATAAGATGCACAACAGATCGTACATCCGTAAGAGAGTTTTTAAAGTCATAATTCATTTAAACTGACACCTCATCATAAGTTCTGTCATACAAGCAACTAAATTAATCTCTTGATCTGCTACGAATGCTGCCTTGTATTGGTACTCACCAATAACAAGAACTGCTTCAGGAATAGATTGAGATTGCAAATAATTATATAACGAATCATATAACTTTCTCATAATCTGAGTTGGTTCACTATCTAGGTTCTGAACCACCCATTTTTTCATATTGGTAAACTCTTTGTTCTTAAGATATCCTACAAGATCTTGCAACTTAGTATCTGTTACAGCAGCAAGTACACCTGTATCGATCTTACCAATAGAACTATATCTCTGTAACTCATTAAGAGTTCTTCTAAAGTCAGGGAAATACTTCTGAACTAATGCTACTAATACTTTTGGTTCTGCTTCTACCTTCTGCTCTGTAAGGATATCTTGGATCCTCTTAAAGAACTGAGCAGCAAGTACCTGCTTCTCCTTACCATTGATACTAAAGTCTACAACTGAACAACGTGAATGTAATGGTTCAATTATTCTGTTCTTGTAATTGCACGTAAATATGAACCTACAGTTCGAGGAGAATTCCTCGATAGTAGCTCGTAACAATAACTGTACGTCATTTGTGGTGTTGTCTGCTTCATCGATGATGATGATCTTGGCACCACCCACGAGGGAAACAGTTGATGCAAAGTTTTTCGCTTGGTTTCTAACTGTGTCGAGGAATCTTCCTTCATCTGATCCGTTGATGACATAATAATCTGCTCCTAATTCTTCACACAATGCCTTAGCAACTGTGGTCTTACCTATACCTGGTGGACCTGACAATAATAGATTTGGAATCTTTTTGTTTGCTACAAATTTCTGTAGAACTGTTTTGATGTTATCAGGAAGAATACAATCCTCGATCTTACGAGGACGGTACTGTTCACACCATAGAAAATCAGACATAGATCGACTCAGGGGATTGCATAATATTAAATGAGAATATAATTCTATCCTCTGCAGCAGCGTGTGGCAACGACTGATGCATACATTGTGATGGGAAGAAGATTATATCACCCTCTTCACATTTTGGAATCTTCTCGTCAATAAATCCAGACCAAGGATCTGGAAATGGTGAGAAGAAACAAGTTGGTTTATGTGCTCTACCCAACTGTGCATAGAACACTGCTGAGTAACCTATAACACCGTGTGTATGTACAGGATGCATTTGGTTAGCACTATATCTCTGACACCAAGAACTCAATACCTGTGAACCAGGATTCTCTTGAGCAAAGAATTCTAATGGTCCTCTAAGAACTTCCATTAGATCCATATGATATGGAGGTTGCTCACCTCTAGTGAAGTACCTATGGAAATCACTATAGAAATGTTCTAGGTTACAGTCAGGATCATCCCAGTTAATCGAAGATAAAAAATCCCTCTTAACATTTTGCCAGTCAGGTACGTGACATATAAGACACGGTAGTCTGAACAAATCTGCTTGGAGGGATACAAATGTTGGGATCATTTTGTGTCAGGTTCAAGAGCAATATAATACTCTACATTATTTGCTGCTGATACAAAGTGACTAACTTTATTCTTAGCAACACTAACTGCATAATCACCTGGTAGAATCTTAAGATTCTCTACCTTAAAACAATAACAGAAGTCTTCACTACTTGTGTTCTTACCAACTGGAACTGAATATGTATTTGATGTCTCGTTCTTCTTGTCACATACTTGCAATCTAATGTCCTCACCTTTATTAAACAAACATAAATCAGGTACCTGATATACACTTGCTGCTCTTATAAGATCCTGTAATGTATCAGTCTTAAGACTAAACTGAACATCTACATCTGGCATCTGTATACCCTTGTTAGGTACTGATTGTATTACAGAAGGGTCAGAATAGTAGAACGTTCCTCTTGAGTTAGAGGCTTCGTCTGTTGTGATAAGTTTCGAAGTGTTTGAGAAGTCGAAGACTGGACTCTCAAAGAGTGAGAGAGTAGATAGGAAATTACCGAGGTCATAAATGGCAATTTCTTGAGGGAAGTTCTCGCTGACAATAGCAGAAGCAAAGATGTTTTTGTTGACAGATAGTGTCCTGATGCTGTTGCCAGGATCGATAACAATCGACTTGTTGATCGTGGCAAAGTTCTTAAGGAGGTTCTGAGTTTTTTTACTGAGTTTGACAAGGGACATAATGTAGTTAGAGGATCATTTATCATAGTCTACAGCAAATGCTGTAGTACTATTGGAATTAATTTGGTTTGCTTTCTCACGCTTATCATTAAAGTGGAGTAGCAAGATACCGTAGTGAATAATCTTAATGATATCACGACGTGCTGTACCTTTTCTATCATAGCGTGAAGCATACTTAAGGACATTACTCCTACAGAATGCTTCTGCGTCACCTACTGAATCTATGAGGTCAAGAGTCTGTACGTTGCCGACTGAATAATGACCTCTGTAAGTGTTTGCAATGTACTCAGAGATCTCTTTGAGATACTCTTCCTCATTGTACTTTCGGTTCATACTGAATAACCATACTGTTCTTTAAGTATCTTCTTATAGGGTAAACCCAGATCTCTGAGTTCAATAACAAGTTTTAACTTGTTGTGAAGAGCAGTATCGCCACCCAGTTTCAGGGCAGCGACTACTGTTTTCAATTCTCGGTCGTCTAGTGGAAGATCCATTTGAATTAAGTATACGTCAGTTTGGTTGATCGGTCAAGTCATTATCTGAGATATTAAATTCAGCATCGATCTTGTCATATAATTCCAAGAATGCTTGCTTAGTCTCATCATCAAATCTGTTGATGCTGAACTGGATAGCATCTTCTTTAGAACCGAAGATCTCAAATGCCTTAACGATGTGAACCAACCTACGAGTGGAGATCACCTCATCAATTCCTCCATCAGCGAAGGTCTTACGGATGATCTGTGCCCAGTCAGCAAGACGTGCACAGAAGTCTGAATCAGCACATTGCTTGTTCAGGATTTTAACTTCTATCGCTGGTGATGGATACTCTTGCTCAAGAGTAATAGCGAATCTCTCAAGGAACGCTTCGTTGAGCACGTTAGTCCCGATGAATCTACCATCGTCAGAACCCTTACCCTTAGTATTCGCTGTCGCAATAACATTGAACCCATCAGCAGGTCTTACGTACTTGCCGATTTTCTTTAGGAAGACTCCTTTACCTTCAAGGATTGACTGTAAGCATAGAATCTTATTAGATGCTAGATCAATCTCGTCTAGAAGGAGGATAGCTCCCCTTTCCAGTGCTTCGATAACTGGTCCATTATGCCATACAGTGCTACCATTATTAAGACGGAACCCACCAATAAGGTCATCTTCGTCTGTTTCAACAGTAATGTTAACTCTAATCAACTCTCTATTTAGACTTGACGCTGCTTGCTCCACACCAAATGTTTTACCGTTACCAGATAGACCAGTGATGAAAGTAGGATAGAACTTCTTACTCTTGATAATCTTCTTAACAGAGTTAAAGTTTCCGAATGGAACATATAGTTCATCCTTAGAAGGTACTAGAGATGCCTTTGGATCTGACTTAACGATTTGCTTTTCAAAAACCTCACGTGCTTCTTCTATGGTTAGGTTCCACTTACCTATGGACTTCTTGTACTGCTTAAGTCTCTTTTTGATTGTTGCGTATGAGCACTTGAACTCGTCTGCTGCTTTCAATAATTCTTGTGTAGAAACTTCAGTCCCGAAGTTGTTTGTAAGGTACTCAACAACTCCTTCAGTTGTTACAGGGATTTCAGTTTGGAATGCCATAATGTGTTGTCCGTATTTGTTTTGTATGTACTAAGTATAGTGTAAAAAAGGGGTCTTGCGACCCCTTAGTAGACACTTATCCAACTGTCTCAGCGAATGATGCGAGCATCTTTTTATTGGATGCTTTGTTCTTGAACATCTTCTTGAACGCTGCACCAACTTGTGCCTTTGTTGCATCTTCCTTAAGATCATCTAGTGGATTGTCATCTACTAATGCAGTTGTTGGCATAACAAATAACTTGTCATAAGGTGACTCAGTTACTTCATAGAACTTCTGCTTTCTGAATCTCTTGATCGCTTCCTCGCTGAACTCATTAATGAATCCCATATACTGAATCATTCTGAAGTATCCACTAGTGTCACGTGGTGTGATTAGACGGAACCCTAGCATTTGTACTTGTCTGAATGAATCCTTAAGGTTCTGGATGAATACATTTGTCTGCTCTAGAGGGTTATCCTTACGAGCATATACTCTTCCAGTCTTACGATCTCTTAACTGGCAACGTCCGTTGAATGAGTTACGGAATAGGTTATCACCCATTACTGCTGATCTCTTGCAGTTGTAAGAAGGTTGTGCTGCTTCACCGTCAGTTAGGATTGATAGAGATATTTTCTCTGCACCAGTTTGCTTGATGAACTGTGGAAGTACTGAGTGCATTGCTGCAATTGCTTCCATCAATGGTGTACCTGATAGACCTAAGATTGCAGGACATCCCATAGAGTATACACGAGACCAAGTTTTTGGTTGAGTGCTGTTAACACCAGCATTTCTCCAGAGTGCTAAAGCAGATCTATCTCTCTCTTTCTTGTTTCCTTCTGAAGTAAGCATTTCAAGTAGACCGAATCCTTGATTGAAAGAGATCTTACCCAACTTCTCTTCGAACTTATCTACTGTTCTATCATAGTAGTTGGCAGAATAGATGCTATTGCTGAATGCATATACTCTATAAGGGATACCAACTTTCTGGCAGAACCAAGTTAGTTGAAGAACTTGCTTTACTGTATCAAATAAGCAATTTGCCATTGAACCAGACCAGTCTAGTAAGAAGACCATAGCGTGATTCTTTCCTTCAGGTAAGTTAGTTACCTTCTTAAAGAGATCCTCATTGTACTTGTAAGTGTGTAATCTAGCAGTATCAAGAACACCTGTACGACTTGTAGTAGCACGAGCATAACTAGATGCTGCTTTGCGACACTCAAACTCTTTAACAAGATAGTTAACTTCTTTCTGTGATGACTTAAAGAACTCTCTATAGTCTGACTCACTCTTCTCAAGGTCTGCTTTCTCAACATTGTATCTCCAGAGTTGACTGTCATCACCATCGATAGGCATCTCAACCTTATATCTCTCTTCAGACATCTGAAGTATTTCCTTCCAAGAGATGATTAACTTATCAGGATCAACTTTATCAATCTCAACATACTCAGTCTCGAATCCACCGTGCTTGACATACTCTTTAACTTTGTCTGTAAAGATCTTATCTGTCTGTGCTTCTAATGGATTACCACCTTCTACACCACCTTCAGTTGTAGTAGGTATCTCTGCATCCTGAGTTACATCACCACCCTCTGCTTCAGTATCATCACCATCATCACCTGATTGACCATCAGTATCTGCATCTATTGGTGATTCCTGTGAGAAAGGATCTTGTGAATCATCACCTAGATCTGGATTTGTACCACCCATCTGAGGCATTTCGAATGCTGAATCTGCTTCCTCTTCTGCTTCTTCCTTCTGCTTCTTCTCATACTCTTCCTTCATAAAGTCGAAGATCTGTTTAGAAACGTTCTCTACATCCTCGAATGTTTCACACTGTCCTACTGCATCTACAAATACTTGCTCTTCGTCTGTGAATGCGATGTACTGGAAGTTACCGATCTTGTACTGTAGGTTGATCTTATCAATTAAAGAGAACGTATCAACGTTTTCTTTTGATTCAAAGAAATCTTGCTCACTTAACTCCTTATAACCTGCGAAGAATGTCTTAGGAAGACCTTGGTATCTACGCTTCATTAACTTCTCGATACGAGCATCTTCTACTACATTCAAGAATGACTGAGGAACTTTACCATACTCCCACTCTCTTGGAGTGTATAGAGCGTGTCCTACTTCGTGACTGACGAGCATATCATATACTGCTTCAGTTGCCTGATCCCAGATTGGAAGAGTTAGTACACGTCTCTCCACGTCAAACTGAGCAGTCTCACAATTTCTGTGCTCGATGATTAGATCCTCTGTTGCTAGTAGTTTAGCAAGGGTTCCTTTGACTTCTCTGTTGACTGTCATTTAATTCCTTCGTTTGTATACACATATTATAAGACCCCCGATGGCGGTCGGAGGTCTTTAGTAGACACTTTATCAACTGGTTGCGTCTGTCTCTTGCACTCTTAAGTGCACGTGGTTTTAATTTACGTTTGGGTGGCTTCCCAGAATTGTGTTGCCAGTTTGGAGTTGTCATTTTGCATTGAAGGCTATGGATACTCTAGGAGTATCTATACGATTTTTCTCAGTTTTATGCTCTAACCAAGATGGGAATAAGACGAGAGTCCTTGGTGTAGCAGGGAAGTGGCGACCTTCCTCTGTACCCCATAGGCACATCTTAGAATGAGGATTCGGATTGATGAATACAATCCCTCCCATCTCAGGAACACAGTCCTTATGATAGTATACACCAGATACATTGAAACCAGCGTGGGTGTGTGCAATTTGGAAACTGTCCTTAGGTCCCCTATTCAGCCAAGAGTTCGCTATCGTACAGGTAGGATCTATATGTGCCAATGACTTTTCACAAAATGCTCTCAAGTGGGGTAAGTTATATTTTTGAAACAACTGGAGATCGTTTATTCCAGTATGAGACCCATAGAGGATCTCTTCCTTGGCACCTACACTCAGGTGAGATAGGATGTCTGGATCATCAGGAATTCCATCGATCTCCTCGTCTATTCTCTCGTCACTATGATTAAACACATATAGATGTGTGGGGAAAATTTCCATATCGAATTGAATTAACCTTGCCAAATTAAATCAGGCATTTGCTGTGCACCTGGTCTGTTAACAATCAATAGGATGAAGTATCCAACAAACCATATGATGTTGAACAACCAAGCTTGTCTCCAGAAATACTTTCTGACTGACATAGACCTAAGAATCTCAGGTGCTTTATCTTGTGCTCTGAATATCTGCTCAATTATAAATGCAATGATTGTTGCTATCACTAGAGGATAGAATACAAAATTTGCAAAAGACATTATACCAATTAGGAATGTCATCTGGGTCTCGGTAAGTTAGGGAATCTTTGTAGTCTAACACGGTCAGGAATACTCATCATAAAGGAAACCGACCATCTCTCGTCTTCCTCTTCATTCATACGAACCTCGTGATCTTGGTAACCTGGCCAGAAGTATAGGTCACCTTCACGTGGTATCTGACAATGTGTTGTTGGCCAATAAGGTCTTATTCTCCAAGTAGTTTCTACTGCGTGTGCAGGATGATAGAGATAAAGATCGCCAGTATTGCCAGGTGGCACCTGTAAATAATAGGTTCCTGCAACATCACACTCTGCGTGGTTGTGACGCATCTGGAACCCACCTTTAGGATTGATGTTAACCCAACAGTGGGTAACCTTAAGTTCTGGATCAAATAGTTCTTGTTTTGATAACAGTAACTCACCAAACTCAGGATACTCTTTATGTATCTGATCATTAGTATGGATGGTGCTATAACCAGTACCATAAAATTTATTCTCTTCAGTACAAAACTCATCACGACGTGCTAATAATTCTTTTCTGAATTGACAGTGATTCTCATATTCATTATTGCTTGTATAAAATGGGATGTCAAACATCTTCAAATACCTTTGAGAACTCATTAACCTTTTCAAACTTGATAGTTCTATCAAACTTGTCTAGAAGTACATCACCCTTATGGGAGATGATAAACATATTAGTATCAGTATATAACTCTTTAAGAATCTTAAGTAATTCTTCTGTTGCTGTATTATCTAGTGAACTATCAAATACTTCATCAAGTATTAATAGATTTGTAATGATAGAGTTCTTTAATTTAGCAACGTGTCTCCAAGTAAAGAGAAGTGATAAGTCAATCTTCTGCTTCTCACCTTCAGAGAAGGATGAGTAAGAGAACTTATCACGATAACGTGACTTAATAACCTCACCAAACTCTTCATTCAAAGTAAAATTAATATAGGTATCCATTGATGTAAGATACCTATTGATCCTCTGATTGATGATAGGAATATACTTAGAAATAATTCTTGCCTTGATACCACCATCCTTTAAAAGATTACCGACTAACTTATAGTCCTGTGCTTCTTTACTGACACCTGAACAAGCAGTCTCCTTATCATTATAATCTTGTTGTAATGTCTCAAGTAGTAACTGTTCCTTATTAAGATCTGACTCATCAGTTAAATTTTTGATCTGAGATAAAATACCAGTATTCTGTTTCATCAACTTCTGTTCTTCGTTTACTAAACGACGAATTTCAAATTGATATTCAGTTACATTAGAACTATCCTCTCTTAATTTCTCAATCGTTTGAAGTGTCTTCTGTACTTGTTTCTCTAGAGTACCTGCTGCTTCATTTAATTCATCAACCTTTTCGTTTAAAGTTTTAACTTTGACTTGTCTAAATTTCTCTTCAATCTCCTGAGTACATACAGGACAAGATGAATTATCGTCAAAGAATTTAATATCTTTAACAACTCTCTCCTGTCTTCCGTTCAACTTACTCAGTATACCAAAGGTCTTTTTATATTCTTCTTCCTTTGTCTTTAACTTTGTAGTGCTGTTAACGAGTTTGTTAATCTTCTTTTGAAACTCTTCGATCTCTTCTTTTAAAGTCTTCATTCGTTCTTCATTGTTATCAAACCTTTCCTTCTGATGAGCAATTCTCTCATCATTAACGATAGTAAGTTTTGATAATGTCTTCTCCTGTGCTTTGATAGCAGCAGTAGCCATTTCTAGTTCGTGCTTGCAATCACGAAGTATCTCATTGTTATCCTTTACACGCTCCTTCAGGAGCATATTCATATGGGAAAAGATTTGTATGTCCAATAGATCTTCAATAACTTCTCTTCTATGACTAGCACCTAATTGCATAAAGGGAACAAACGTACTACTCCCTAGTATGACCACCTGTGTAAATGACTTAAAGTTTAATTTTAATATACTTTGCTCAAGGTATTTCTGGTAGTCTCTATTAGCAGCATCCTGATCTATCAGAGTATCATTACGATACATCTCAAATACAGCTGGTTTAATTCCACGTACTACCTTATAATCTATTGTACCTACTTTAAATTCTATCTCAACTAAAGTATCTCTCTCGTTGATTGTATTAACTAACTGTGACTTTGTGATCTTCCTGAAAGGTTTGTTAAACAATCCAAAGCACAAAGCATCCAACATAGTAGATTTACCTGCACCGTTAGATCCAATAACAAGAGTGGAACTAGTTTGGGTGAAATTAATCTCAGTGAATTGGTTGCCTGTACTTAAGAAGTTTCTCCAACGAATCTTCTCAAATGTGATCATAATGACAGAGGAGGAATAACAAGATCTTCAGGATTGATAAAAGCGTAGTTGTAGTTGTGAACAGAACAATTGTCTATAACAATGTCCTCTTCTACTTCAGTCACTTCCAGTGGACGTTTATAGTCAACTGCTTCTAGCATACCATAATAACGCACTGCGTCATCTTTGTCAACAAAAATTTGCACCACTTTATTTCCACCTTTATCAGTGACTGCATATACTCCTCCAGTTGATTTATCCAACAATATGAACATTAAAGATTGAGTGCTTCCGTGTACAACGATTTCAAAATATTCACTACGTTAGTCTTGTCTATAGAATCTTCCAAGTCCTGTACATAATTCTCTAAGATAGTAATCGTATCTTCTGTCTCAAGATTTTCATCCACATCAACCATATCCAATGATAGATCCTCAATGATTTTTAGATCAGCAACATCACTATCTTGAAGTGATTTAATATAGCGATCAAACCATACTTGGTTCTCTCTATTCTGTACGATTACCTTTACATAAGATCCCTTTAACTTAGTGAAGTCAGGTAAGGTTTCATAGTCCTTCTGAACATCATCATAATATAATTTGTTAAAGATTTGATAAGGGTTAAGATGAAATGTTAAGTTAAGTGTATCAGTATTTAGTGTATGGAACCCTCTTCTCTGACCGTAATCATTCCAGTATAATTGGTACGGATTGCCGAGATAGTTGATGTTACCTTGCTTTGACTTCATATGGAAGTGTCCTGAGCAACATAACTTAAACTTATTATAAGGTGATGGATCATCACCGTGCTCCATAAACCTACCTGGTATAGCTTCAAATCCTGTTAGTTCTAGATGCCCAAAGCATACTGGTGCATCTGACTCTTCAACCATCTGATCTATTTGCTTTCTATTATCGTCACAAATCCAAGGCAGCATTAATATTCTAACACCTTCAACTTCAATCTCTTCTGGTTCTGTGTAGATTTTTATATTGTCATACTCACCTAGGAGGTGCTGAGGTGAATTAATTTTAAGTGTGTTCTTATAGTATATGTCGTGATTGCCTATCAACATATGCATCTGGACACCCATCTCTTTGAGAGGATCGAACCACATCTCTCTAGCAGATTCAAGCGACAAAAAATTTATAGCCTTTCTCTTATCAAAGGAATCTCCAAGACACATCACAGTTGTGATCTTGTGTCTCTTGATATATGGTATGACTGTATTGGTATAGAACTCCCTGTACTTCTCTATGAATACTTGATTGTCGTTGCGTACACCAAAGTGCTGATCAGTTATCAGCAGCAGTTTTTTGTTTGATGTCATACTCGATTACAATCTTCTTAGACATTCTACCAGTTGAGTTGGAAGTAGTCAACTGTGTCCACTCACCTTTAAGTAGTTCTTGCATAGTATTCTTATCTAATCCACATAACATTTCAGCATTCTCTACTGCTGCTCTAACAGATC